GTCTGGTATAAGATTGCGCATATTTACATTCCGCGCTCTCTGAATGTTGATCGTAGCTTCGCTGATCGACATCCCCGGACTCAGATATTTATCAAGCTCACGCTGATAATCTGAGACCCTAGACTGGTAATCTGTTCCTACTCTACGCTTCGAACCACTCTGAACCTCGTACAAAATACATGCGAGATCATAGTGTGATCGATTCCAATCGAACACTGGCTTCGAAGCGACTGTCTTAAAGCTGGTTAGGCCATATCCGGTGGGAACTCTCACGAGTTTGCCACCCTCATCGCGCACACGTATTGTTTTACGTGCAACAGGATCCCATTCGCGCAAAACTTCTTCACGCAAATAAGGAGACAGAATCAACTCCCTTTTGAGGAGATGCCCGTCACCATATCCTTCCGGACCGTAAATACGGTCGGAGCTTTGAATGTAAGACAGTACCCTTTCGCATGCTTCGTCGTCATCGCGACGATAAAAAGCGTTATGGAGAATGTATAACTTCTCCAGCGAAAGGTGTTCCTTAACATATATCGGTCGGACGTTGACACCGATATACCAGTCTCCCCCGCACGATTCTCGAAATGGGCCGTTCCAGAATGATTTCTTCTGGTTAACTTCAAAGCCGCAAGTTGAGAACACACGGAGTATCTGTGGGATCGCTTCAACGGGACATATAACATCGTCGCCGTATACGCTAACCACAGGATTTGAACACTCTGTAAGTTCGACGCACGCTTTACATAACGCCCAAAATATAAGGGTTTGTAGCGGGAACGTGAAACCATTGCCTTCTCCCATCATGTTAGAGAGAGAAATCGTCAAGCCTTGATATACTACGGCTGACGTTGATGATTCTTGTAGTGCAAAGAACCAATCATGCGGCAGAAGGAATTGTACTAATTCCCTACAGATGTTATTGGAGGCTGATACTTGGTCCAGGGTTGCTAAATCCCCGGTTAATGACGCCATACGGGCCAGCTCACGATGTAACTGCTGACCTTTCTGGATATCAATACCACACCTGTGCTTGAGCCGTTCGCGAATCACATCCCCGTATGCAACTTGCACATACTTATTTAAAGGAGGATCCTTAACGATAGTTCTATGCTCAAACGCAGTTTTCGGTGCGAACTCAAGCTGAGCTTTCCGTACCTGGACCCATAATTCTTTGGTTTCCAGGGTACAGTATGAAGCCACATAACCTGTGTTGCCCCCATAATTGCGGGAGGCATCAAGGGCATGTGGAACGTGCATCTCCTTAGAGACGGCGTGACCGACGTTTCTCAACGTTAGGTCCTTCACACATTCAGCCTGAGGGCCTTCGGGTCTCGGTTCCATACGGCAACCTAACCACGTCGGCTCGAGACGCATAATCTTGGCAACCAAGCCACTACTATACATCTCTTCACTGCAGCT